CACCGCCGCCGCATATAGTTGCACGTTATAGCGTACATCAAGAGCCGCCCCCAGTGAGTAGAAAGTTGCATGAAAAAAACTGAGCATTTTGCCGATTGATGTATCTTGTGTTTGTCTGTATAGTATTAAATAGAAACAGACAAACACACGCAACGAAAGGAGCATAAAATGACAGTAAGCGACATTTTGCAGTTGTCCGCCGCTGGCTTTAGCAAGGCTGAAATCCTTGTAATGAGCAACGCAGACACCGGAAAGCATGAGCAGAAAGACGAGGGAGCAAAACCCGAAGAGAAAACGGAGACAGTATCTGCTGACTTTGCAAAGGCATTAGACGCCATCAACAAAAGGCTGGACGCCTTAGTACAGACGAAAGCAGAACCGGAGAAGAAAGAGGAACCCAAGAAAGACAGCACTGACGTATTAGCACTTTTGCAGTCAATGAACATGGCTGGACAGCGTTATGATCTGCCGCCGAAGTACAATCCCGATGATGCATTAGCTGGGGCGTTAGATGCAGTTATGAACGGAGAAAAGAAAGGAGATAACAAATAATGGCAAACAGTTTAACGCCGCGTGATGCTCACGCACTTATGGAAGCGGTTGTAAAACAGGCAACCGGAGAGGAAATTGCAATCCTCGACACAAGTACATTTACCGCGGTAGGTGAAAAGCTTCTGCGGACTGGCACAGAGAACACGCTTAACGCGATCAGTACAGTACTCGCTAGAACGATCTTTAGCGTGCGACCTTATAAGTCACGTTTTGCAAGTCTCGAAGTATCACCGGAGCGCTGGGGGGCGCAGATCAGAAAGATCATTACTCTGTATGTAGAGAGTGAAGCATCTACCGACTATAATACAGAGGGAGCGCCCACACAGTTAGCAGACGGAAATAGTGTTGATATGTACAAGATCAAGGCTCCAAAGGCGGTACAGCTTAATTTCTACGGTACGCAGAAGTTGCAGAAGCATATTACCATTTTCCGCGATCAGTTGGCGCTGGCGTTTCGTGACGAGACGGAATTTAACCGCTTTATTATGGCGGTCATGGTGCAGTTTAGCAATGAGATCGAATTACTGAACGAAGCAAAGAGCCGTGCGACTCTGCTTAACTTTATGGCGGGTATTTCCAGTATGGGGCTCACTGAGGTTGATCTTACAAAGGAATTTAACACAGAGAACGGCACTACTTACACCCGTGAAGAGTTGCTGTCTGCGGCACACCTTGAAGATTTTATGAAGTTCACGGCATCCACGATCAAGATTTATTCCAGTCGTCTTGTGGATATGTCGGAACTCAATCACGCACAGATCACCGGACAGGCGAAGATTTTACGCCATACACCCAAGGGAAAACAGAAAATGTTTATGTACGAGCCTGTATTTATCAAGACACAGGCAACGGTCTACAGTAGCATTTTTAACCCGGAATATCTTGATATTGGCTCTTTTGAGGGGGTCAACTATTGGCAGTCTCAGACCAACCCTACGGAGATCAAAGTTACACCCAACATTCTTGATGTTGCTACTGGTAACAGCAAGACAGCGGAAACAACCATTGATCTGCCTTATGTGCTGGGGCTTCTGACGGATGAAGAAGCAGTCGGAGTTATGCCGCAGTTTGATTATTCCAGCACGACACCTTTTAACTCTGCTGGCGGGTATTACAACAACTTCATGCACTGGCGTTTCAATTCGTTCAACGACTTCACGGAGAACGCTGTATTGTTTGTAATGGGTGCTGGTGGCGCCGCTGATACGCCGGTCATTCCATAGGGGGGTGTAACATGGGAGTAAACGACATTGTAACAATCATTAGTACCGTAGGGTTTCCGATTGCGGCTTGTGTAGCGCTCTTTTGGCAGATTGACGAGATGCGCAAGAGTCACAAGGAAGAAATGGACGGCGTGAAAGAAGCACTCAACAACAATACGCTTGTAGTGCAGAAGCTGGTTGACAAGTTATCAGATATTTCAGGAAGAGAGGAATAAGTAAATGAAAACATCCCAGAGGGGCATTGACTTAATAAAACAATTTGAGGGTTTACGCTTGACAGCGTACAAGTGCCCGGCTGGGGTGTATACTATCGGCTACGGGCATACGCGCGGAGTTAAGCGTGGAATGAAAATCACAGAGGAAGAAGCAAGCGCGTATCTTGCCGCTGATTTACGCAACAGCGAAAAGGCAGTAGAACGCTATGACAGTATCTACCATTGGAATCAGAACGAGTATGACGCGCTTGTGTCTTTTACCTTTAACTGCGGAGCCACTAACTTACGATCTCTCTTACGTAACGGACGGCGTAACCGCTCACAGATAGCGGTCACATTGCCCTTGTATCGCAAGTCTGGGGGCAAAGTCCTCAAAGGACTGGTGCGACGCAGAGCCGCGGAAAAAGCTTTATTTTTAGAGAGGTAACAAAAAATGGAAATAAAGTTATTTAAAACGTTATCACCGCGTAAGAAACTGGTGAAAGAATTAACGGACGGAATTACACTGACGGGAACATTGCGGGGTCAATCCTCTGTAATGTCCCCGTCTTTACAAATACAAGATATTGCAGTAATCGGATATAACTACTGTTATATTCCAGACTTTGGACGATACTATTATATCAACGATATAAACGCCTTGCGTGCTAACTTATTTGAGTTATCTTTAGGGATTGATGTATTAATGACTTATGCATCAGAGATACGAGGGAACTACGCAATAGTTGATAAGGTAGAAAACTTTGGAGTGGCTTTTAACTACATTAATGATGGTAGCTGGGTCAATACAAATAGAACCGATCAAAGTATTATTAATTTTGCAAATGGTTTTAATGACAACGGAGAGTTTATCTTAATTACAGCTGGGGGGATGGAGTAATGGCACAGTATAGATGGTACGATATATTAAACGAGATCACCAAGGCAGAGCGTAAATACAACATTAGAAACCCAAATTGGGATAATGGTTTTCCCAGCGTATTCCGTGACTATGGGTTTGCACCGGTAGATACTAAAGGTGATTGGTGGACTAGGATTCCCGATGCACCAGAATTACCTATTATCTACGGTGTCCCTACGACTACATCTTACACAGTACCTACCGGAATCGGTACTACAACAACTACAGGTTTAATAGATACAGTAAATGTTATAAGTGATGCAACTTTTGAGGAGATTCCCACAGGAGGAACGGTGGCAACAGTAACCACCGCAGGAGTAGCCACAAGCGTATCTAGCGCAGTAGGTACTGCCGCGGCGGGTGCCGCTATAGGGTTTGGTGTCGGTGTAGCATCGTTCGAAGCGGCCCCAGAGTTTTGGACAAAAGTTTCAAACGCAGTATTTGGAACAGACCTTGACCCTACCGAGATCGCACAAATGACACGCGACACAAATGCCTTAGTAGTAATAAAAGATGGTATTGTGTACATGGCACAAGATATGGTGGAAGCAATTCGTAACGCTTTTTTTGACAATGGAGCAAACGACACTTATTTCGTGCCCTACGCACCAGATCAAACGCCGCCCGCAAGCGGGGAAACAATAGATGTTGAAATAACATCATATCCTACTACGACACCATTTACGGAAGACGATTTCAAAGGCGTTTTTAGTGAGTTTAATATTGATTGGAACAGCCAAACCACTGTATTAGCGCAATTTAGGGATATGGTAAACAACGCCGCAAATGGTTTTTTCCATTATCAGATAACGACCAGAATTAATAAAAATAGCGGCGAAAAATATAAAGCGCTACTTTTTGATGTTGCCGCGTACCCCTATCCGAACTCAGCGCCAACTTTACCATTTACGGGTGCGCTTGAAAAAAAACTTGATTCCGACGGAAAAGTATACTACCAAGGCACAGTAAATCGTAAAGCCTATTACTATTACACTTATGATTTTACGTATAATAATGGTTTTACTGTATACTCAAAGAGTTCGCGCAGATCGTCTACTACCTACGAATTGGGTGAATCACGTACTCAGATTAACAGTGATATATATACAGGAGATATTTATTTTAGAAGTTACTGGAATGCAACAAATGAGGGTGTAGCGGGCATTACCCCAGACGGTACGCAAGGCACGAAAGACCAACCATTATCCGTAGTATTCCCCGATTGGATAAGCAATGCTATCGAAACGGTTGCGGGGGACGGAAAAACCAAAGTTAAGTGGTTACCTGTTTCTATACCGAACACAGATCCATTAATTAACGGCAATCCATACACGGGAGATAAAGCAAGAGAGGGCACATTACCCGATAACTACACAGAGACGGCAAACCAGCTGGGCCAACAGGCACAAGAGCAGATAAAAAATGCACCGTCGTATCCTACACCACCGATAACCCCCGTTCCCGACGTAACCCCTACCCCTACGCCCCCCTCGATTTCTGGTGGAGGTGGAAGTACAACAGGGTTAGCAAACCTTTACAACCCTACATTAGCGCAAGTAAAAGAGTTTAGCCGCTGGCTATGGGGTTCGGAAGGTCTTAACCTTGACCAGCTTAAAAAGCTGTTACAGGACCCGATGCAAGCTATCATTGGTCTGCACGTAATGTATGCCACCCCTACAACGGGGGCAAACAGGGACATACAAGTCGGATATATCAATAGTGGTGTATCAAGCAAGATCGTTACAGAGCAGTACACAGAGATTGATTGCGGTACGGTTACGATCAATGAGTATTTTGGGGATGCCCGGGACTACTCGCCGTTTACACAGGTGTATTGCTACTTGCCATTTATCGGCATTGTAGAGTTAAACGCTGATGATGTAGTCAACAGCACACTGGGGATCAAATACAAGATTGATGTACTCACGGGCTGTTGCCTTGCTCAATTAACCGTCAAAAAGTATGGACTGGATGCAGTGCTCTATACCTACACTGGTAACTGTGCAGTACAAATGCCGATCACCAGCGGAAACTACTTAAGTACAGTCTCGTCGTTACTGGGGGCAGTAGTGAGCGGAGCCGCCGCAGTAGCAACAGGCGGCGCGCTTGCACCAGTAGCCATAGGAGCGGCGGCAAACGCTTTAGGTGGTGGAGCAAGAGCAAGCGTAGCAATGTCGGGTTCTCTTGGTAGTAATGCAGGGGCAATGGGTATCCGTAAGCCGTATCTTATTATTAAGAGGGTCGAATCTGCCGATGCTAACGGATATAATGAGTTTTACGGATACCCAACAAACAAGCGTGTCAATTTGTCACAGTTAACAGGCTATGTACGGGTCAAGGATATTAATTTATCTGGCACAAACGCTACAGAGGACGAGCAAAACGAGATCGTTACATTATTAAAAGAGGGAGTGATATTATAAATGAACATGCCTATAACCTACGAGCAAAACAGTATGTCGCAGTACTGGGTGCAACAACCCGGTACTGTAGAGGGGCAGAATACCAGTGCAACCCTTTACGAAAAGCGTTATCTTTATCAGCTGATATTTAGTCGCTTTAAATTCGGACTGCCGAAAGACTGGAACTTAAATTTTTTCCGGTTTTGGCTTTTTAGCTGGGGATCAATCGCGGTTATGTATACTAGGGAGTATGGTTGGATCTGTGCCCCGTATAGCGTGTCACAGATCAATATGTACTGGAACCCGAAAGAGATTGCCATTACTAACAGCTATCTAACCAACCCCAAGTATGGAGTAATCGGAGTAAACAGTGGTATCATTAAACTATTTGACGACTACGGAGGACTGGATGATCTTGTAAGACACTATGCTGTTAAGCTTGCTCAGATTGATCGGTGCATAGACGTCAATCTTATGAACGCCAACGTAACAAAGTATTTCGAAGCGCGGAACAAAAAGCACGCACAGGAGATAAAAGACTTATATGCACAGAGTACACAGGGAGAGCCGCTTGTCATTGCAAACGAGAGTGTTACAAAGGGTAAACAGATCGAAACATTGTACAAGGATATTAAATCAGACTATATAGTAAACGACCTACTACAGAGTAAACGCACGATCATTAACGAGTTTTTAACCAAGATCGGCATTGCTAACGCCAATTATGACAAGCGCGAGCGGTTGAATACTGACGAGGTAAACCAGAACGACGAAGAGACAAAAGCAATGATAAATGTGATCTATGATAACATCAAAGAGGGCATTGCAGAGATAAACGCAATTAGCGGTCTGGGAATCACCGTAGAATTGACGGAGAGGGGGGATAGTAATGATACAGCCACGGATGACACTGTACGGAATGTATAAGTATGATCCTACGTTATTTGACGGAGTGATCTTGCCAGACGGTATGAATAAAACGATTATGGTAAACCAGATCATCAGACAGAGCGGCGATTTATTCCCATACTACCAAGTACCACCAGAGGTCAAGACCGCTATCACAGAATGGTTTACACGCCGTAAAGACAACTTTGCGAAGCTGTGGCAAGGGTTTACAGCGGAGTACAACCCTATTGAAAACTATGACCGACACGAGGACAGCACAGAAACGCCAGATATTACTCACACGCTCACAAACAGCGGAGAGGATGCCAGCACCAACGAAGCCGATGTACAAGGCTATAACGCAACAGACTATACACCCAACAGCCGCACCATATCGAGCGGAACCAGTAGTACAAACGGTACAGACAAGGAGAGCGGTACAAGGACATTTACCAGCCGCATACATGGTAACATCGGCGTTACCACAAGCGCACAAATGTTAGAGGGGGAGTTGGCATTGCGCAGAAGCCTTGACATATACGCGTTGATTGCGGAGGAGTTTGAAACCGATAATCTGATACAAGTATATTAAAGGAGGTGATAGGATGCCATACACAAACGGTAGTTGTTTAGGTGGTCATGAGTACCCGTACAACAACAGTACACAACCCAACCTTGACTGGATGTTAGCCAAGATCAAGGAGTTAGAGGACAAGACAGCAAACCTTGAGCAGAGGGTGACGGCGTTGGAAAGTAAATAAGACAAAGTAAAAGAGAGTAGATTTCCGTCTACTCTCTTTTTGTGGGGGATATATGACTGTCCGGGTCACGCTCTACCGCTTCCGACGGCTGGACTATGAGCAATCCCCATAAGCATATTATAGTAGTAATAGTGCACAAATGCAAGCAGTTTTTTTACATGTAAATTTGTGCATTATTAAGACTTGCTTTTACATGAAAATTTGTTATAATAAGATCATAAGGAACAAGGAAACAAGACAGTAAAGGAGACAAACATGGTTATTATAAAGAATGAATACGCGCACAGCTTAAAACTGGAGTTTATTAAGAAAGTCGTACAGAACGGCTGGGTAAGAACCAGAAGCGGTTACGAGTACGAGAGACATGAATACGGAAACACAGGCAACTACTTTATCACAAGGAAAGAGCCGTTGACAAATGAGGTAAAGACTATTGCAAAAGTGGAGGTAATAAAATGAATGTATTAATAGCTTGCGAAGAGAGCCAGGCAGTCTGCAAAGAGTTTAGAAAAAAAGGACATAACGCATACTCATGTGACTTATTAGATTGTAGTGGAGGGCATCCCGAATGGCATATAAAAGGAGATGTGATACCTCTTCTTAATGGGTCTTGCCACTTTGTAACATTAGATAAAAAACTACACTACCAGCCGGGTCACTGGGATATGCTCATTGCATTCCCACCTTGTACCGATTTAGCAGTCAGCGGTGCAAGACATTTTGAAAAAAAGAGAGCTGACGGAAGACAACGGGAATCAATTAAATTTTTTGCGGCGTTTCTCTCTGCAAGGTGCGCTAAAATAGCAGTAGAAAACCCAGTGGGAATTATAAGTGGAGAATATGTTAGAGAATATTTTCCAGATCTTGCCAAAGAATATGGTCTACCTAGAAAACCGGATCAAATTATACAACCGTATTTTTTCGGTGATCCTCACAGAAAAACTACTTGCCTTTGGCTTAAGAATTTACCACCACTGGTATCTACAAATGTGGTAGAACCTACACTGGTGAAATATACGTGCAAAGACGGTAGACAGGTGACTTTCGATTCGTCCTATATGGCAAGCGCTAAAAAGGGAGAACGAGGAAAGCAACGAAGTAAAACATTCACTGGTGTAGCGAAAGCAATGGCAGAACAATGGGGGTAGTAAATGGGAGAAGAAGAAATCAAAGAATTAATACAATCCACTCTGCGAGAAAGCGGATACATGTATACACTAGGTATGTTAAGGGGGATGTATGCCGCTAGGGCATTTAGTACGGAAGAATGGTATTGCCATGTTGAGTATTTATATAATCTGAATAAGGAGATTTTAGGATGATGCTAATGCGTGAAGTATTACAAATGAAACTAGACGAATTATACCGACAGCACGGGGAACTTTTGGAAATGTTCAAAACCGACAAATGCAGTGTAGATTACTTAAGAGAACAAGGAGCCAAGATTTTGGGCGAAGCACGTGGAATTGCTTATGCTATGGGTGCGGATGTGGAATCTGACATGGGTTTAGAAAAATAGGCTAGCAACCGTCGAGCGGCGCTGAGAGTATGCAATGGCTCTCTAGCCATTCGCCAAAAGGCGAAGAAAAGAGGTAGAAAAAATGAAAATCACAAAAACTATCAACACAACCATTGTATCCTTATGGTCGGAAAGGTGGTGAGAATATGTCAAGACCATGGGGGAAACTTCCCGACTTACGAAGAGAGTACAACGATGCAAAGGCAAAGGAGATATTGGAATCGTGTGGACTTAAGTACAGCCATAGTGCCGCAGATTCGCGCTACATTTCTAAGCGTATCGGCTATGGAATCTGCGAGTTGTATTCCGGTCACTATGGTACGGGAGTTATCGTCCACAGGGCGAACAACAAAGAGATCAATGCTACACACGGAATTGTAGAATACTGGCTGGAAGAGGGTGATTAAATGGCTAGGAGAGATTCGGCGTTGACTGCCGATGTATATGGAAATCAGTACAGCACAGCGCAGTTGCAAGAAATACGGTGCAAGCTGGCAAAGAGGGCAAACTACTCGCTACGCGATCTGGCTAGAAATTCATCCCCGATCACAGGGGAAGTTTATAACAGTTACGGTGCGGCGGTAGATGCCCTGGACTACTTAAAAGCAAGAAATCGGCGTTACTTTTCGGAATCACTCACGCTGACCGAAAACCGCACTGTATTAAAAGCAGAGATACAGCGACTGCAATACTTTCTAACTCGTCCAAGCCATACAGTTAAGGGGCAGAGAGAAATTGAGCAGAAAAGAATTGCCACGTTTGAGAAAAAAGGTATACATTTTGCTAGTAGCAAGGAGTTTTATCAGTTTTTAAGCAGTGAGACGTTTCAGAGTTTGCGCAAGTTGCAATACTCTTCCGAGCAACTCATAGAGGACTACGAGAGAGCGAGAGAACAAGGTATGACGAATGACCAAGTAATGGGGAAGTTAAGCAACGCCCTCGATGCTTTCCGAAAAGGTGAGAAAGTAACGCAGAAAAACCTGTGGAAACATCTTGATATATCACCTTTTGACAACTCTGCAAATGGCTAGGTCGGTAACAGTTCCAAGGCTGGACGGCGGTAACGATACAGTAACAGTGTACGGCGTGGAAGACTTCCCGTATAATAGTCTTGATACCAAGGCCATGAAGTGCAACAACAAACGCAAGTGCGCGGAATATCTGCAAACGTTTGGAGTATACGACATTGAGACAACAACCATCTATAAAGGTAAAGCCCCAGAATGGGTTGTATCGCCGTGGGCGTTTATGTATCACTGGCAAATGGATGTAGGCGGTTATTTGATCGTAGGACGAACGTGGGATGAATGGCTAAAATTTTTTAACAGGCTGGAAGAAGTGTTGCAATTTAATAGTAACAAACAGCTTGTTATATATGTTCATAACCTCGGATACGAGTTCCAGTTTATGCGGGACTTCCTTGAATGCTATTTTGGTGGTTTTACTGTATTTGCAAGTAAAGCAAGACAACCGATCACCGTACAGACAGGACGAGGGATACAGTTTAGGTGTAGTTACAAGCTAACTAATATGTCGCTAGAAAAGGCAGTGAAAAATGAAATGGGAGTAATACACGCTAAAGCGGCTGGTGATCTTGATTATAAAAAGATACGTACACCAAAGACACGGCTGACGGATATTGAGATAGGTTATTGTGTAGGTGATGCTATCAGCTTATATGAGTTGATAGACCGCAAATTAATCAACGAGCATGACAACCTAGAAACAATACCCATGACCTCTACAGGATATGTGCGCAGAATGTGCAGAAAAGCCTGTCGAAAAGACGGGCGTTATAGACAGTTGTTTAAGCAGACGGAAATGAACCCGTATATCTATACGTTGCTCAAAGAAGCTGGACGTGGCGGTAATACTCACGCCAACAGGTACATGAGTGGTAGAGTGTGGCACAATGCAGATAGTTTCGATGTACAGAGCAGTTACCCTTTTTGCTTATGTGCATTTAAGTTTCCGATCAACAAATTTACCCCATACGGTGACGTGGAAACGCTGGAAGAACTTGACGGACTACTCAATAAATACGCTTGTCTGTTTCGGGTAGTCATAAAAAACCCAGCAGTAAAAGAATCTGTAACAATGCCGTACATACCGCTCAGTAAATGCTCTCAACACGGCAGTAGTTTAAAACTAGATAATGGTCGCGTGTTATCTTGCGAATGGATACAAATGACTGTCACAGATATTGACTGGGAGATTATCAAAAAACAGTATACGTGGGATAGTTTTGCAGTAACTGATATGTGTACGGCTAAATATGACTATCTACCGGAGTGTTTGATTGATAGCATACGAGAGGTATACAAGGGCAAATGTCAACTTAAATATGAGATCGAGCGAGCCGAAGAGACCGGAGAAGATGTAGGAGACAAGCCATATCTTTACGCCAAAACTAAAAACAGATTAAACGGCATCTTTGGAATGATGTATACCGACCCAGTGAAAGAGGAAAACACATTAAACGACAACGGTGAGTGGATTGTAAACACACAGGACACGGCACAAGCACTGGAAAAATTCTACCGGAGCCGAAACAGTTTTTTGTATTACGCGTGGGGCGTGTGGTGTACGGCACACGCAAGAAAGCACTTGCAACAACTATTAGACCTAACTGGCACAGCAACAATATACTGCGACACCGATTCCTCAAAAGCGGTCGGAGCAGATATTGAAGCCATAGAAAAAGTAAATAGAGAGATCGCAGACCTAGCGCGTAAGCGTGATGCGTTTGCATCGGTAGGCGGTAAAGATTATTTTATGGGTGTCTACGAACACGAAAACAAATACCCTATCAAAGAATTTAAGACGTTGGGGGCTAAAAAATATGCTTATGTTGACCAAAAAGGACTGCATTGCACAGTATCAGGAGTGTCAAAAAAGCTGGGAGCCAAAGAATTGAAGAGTATAGATAACTTTAGAATAGGGTTTGTATTTCGTGATGCTGGCGGCATGGAGTTATATTATAATGACAACGTTGGCATACACCAAGAAACTGTAAACGGCTGTACATTTATGACAGCTAGCAACGTAGCAATGATTGACGGTACTTATACACTAGGCATTACAGATACATACGCAGAACTAATAAGTCCCAACGATCATACAATTTTAGAAGATTATAGGAGATTAAAAAATGAAAAAACCCGAGAACGCAAACGCAAACAAAAGCAACATTGAAGAACTCAAGATTGACAGCTATTGTGTTAAAAGAGCCATTACAGTAGGCAAGAACGACAGCGTACTTGCCGACGTAGAGATTAATGGTATCACCATTTACGGCATGAGAGTGGTTGAGGGTAAAAACGGAGATTTCTTAAGTTTTCCCCAGAACAAGGGAAAAGATGGAAAGTATTACTCTGTCTGCTGGGCTAAACTGTCTGAGAAAGATCAGGCGGATATTTTAAAAGCTATTGAGGATAAGCTAAACGGATGAAAGCCCGATGAAATACCAAGCGACAAAACGTTTAATTACAGTGATGGCTGGATAAACATTCCCGAGGGAATAGAAGAGGAATTACCATTTTATTAAGTTAAACGCTGGGGCATTATCCGCAATGCCCCAGCTAGAAAGAGGAAACATGATTATTACTATTATAGGCGATATTGACGACAAAAACGTAATTGAAAGTCTGGCTAGAGATTTAGAAGAAAATGTAGATGCTATATGTCTTACTGAACGAACAGAAGCAACAAAAGAAGACGATTTACTAAAAGAATGTACTAACACTATGCGAAAAATAGACAAGAGTGATATTCTAATTGCTACTGGGTTATATAGCGGAAGAATTTCAAGTCTTGTATCATACGCGCAATATACTAAAAAGTTGGTTATTCTCGCTAGAAACTTTTATCAAGCTAGACCTTTTTTATGGGGGTTGCGTAATGAGTAAATTGTATTTAAACATATGGGATTACAAAGACGATGCATTCCCTTTTCAGATATTCACAGGGGCGCGTGGTACTGGCAAAACGTATAGTGCATTATGTGGCGCTATTGGAATCAAAGAGTTTAACGACAACGGCTGTGAGAAATTTATACTTATGAGACGTACACAGGACGAACTGGAAAGCCTGTCGGACGGTAAAACAGGAGAGGGTGCAAACCCTTTTAAGCCGATTAATAAAGCGTACAACCGTAACATCGGACTTGTACCGATCAAAAAAAAGATACACGGCATTTATAACCGAGTAAAAGCAGACGACGGAACAGATGCCCCGAGTGGTGCTCCAATCGGATACGGAATAGCGTTAAGTACAATAGGTACGGTACGTGGCGTAGATATGCAAGACTGTTCTGACTGCATCTATGACGAGTTTATACCGGAGAGCCATGTACGATCTATGCGTGACGAGTTCAGTGCATTTGCCAACGCTTATGAGACAATCAACCGCAACAGAGAACTTGCGGGACTACCCGCACTACGTATGTGGTTATTATCTAACGCTAACCGTATAGACAACGAAATATTCAGCGGGCTGGGAATTGTTTCAGACGTAGAAAAGATGCTGAAAGCTAACAAGCACCACAAGTATTATAAAGACAGGGGTTTGGCTGTACACATTATGCCTCCCAGCGCAGATTTCATAGAAGAGAAAAGCAAAACCGCTCTATACAAGCTAACTAAAGGTACGCGATTCTATGATATGGCACTTAATAATGAGTTCGCTTATGATGATTTTTCCCACGTCGGTTATGTTAATATTGCTGGCTATCAACCACTTTGTTCTATTGATAACGCATACATTTATATACGCAAAAACTCTCACGAATATTATGTTACTTATGCCCCTTGCAAATGCCCGCATTATGATAGCAGTATAAAAAGTGACATAGTAGCGTTTCAACGCGACTACGGTGTAATACTGCACGACCCGTTTGTGTACGGTTGTATCAAGTTCGAGAGTTACGCACTCAAATCTATGTTGATTGATCTAATCTTATAGCGCTCTTTCTAGGGCGCTTTTCTTTCCCTAAAATTCAACTTAATTCATGCAACTTTCTACTCACTGGGGGCGGCTCTTGATGTACGCTATAACGTGCAACTATATGCGGCGGCGGTGACGTAATATCGTATAGGAGTTATCAGAGAGTAAACGTGATTGCGTATACGTATTGACGATCATGTTGTCGGTATTCCGTGCAAAGCTGTTTGGGGAAACGTGCAGAGCCGTCAGATACCCCGGTAAACCC